GCATCAATTAAAAAATCTTTATCACCTTTGGTTCTAAAATTTCTAAAAGGTTCTTCCCCAAATCCAACTATGGTATCTCCTTTATATTGAAATGGTTTTTTTCCCAAAACATGTCTATATTCCGCAAAATCATCCGTACTCATACCAACTTCATTACCATCTTCCGTTTTAACCATGATTTTTGTTGGCATATGAACAATATTGTCATCCCAATCAAAGGCATAGTATTTCATATCTGGAGTACCTTCCTTTTTAAATCCTTCTCTAAGTTGTTTTCTCATATTAGGCAATTAAAGGGGATACCGAAGTATCCCCGTTAAGTTTATTAAATATTTTCAAACGAAGCTCCTGTTGGAGTGATGAAGAACTCAATATCAATGAATTCTAATGCCTTCGTAGGTTTTAAGTAGATTTTACCTACTAGTCTGTTAGCATCTAAATCTTCAGGTGTTGAAGACACTGTTACACGGAAATCATAAAGACCTCTATCTCTTCTGATTGAATCCAAGATTGGATTTACACTATCCAAGAATTGTTGTCTAACAATTTGGTCATTTTGTTCAAATAACAATCTAACAGCAACTGCTGAAATCAACTTACGAGCTTGAAGTAATAATCTTCTTACATTCAATCTGTTAAGTGCCGTATCAGCAACTTGTAATGTTTTGTTACCCCAAATTACAGTTCCAACATCAGAGAAAGTTGCGATAGGGTTAATTCTACCTTGATATAATGTATCTCTATCAGTTTGTGTAAGTTTTTGTCTAGCTTTGATTGAGTTTACAAGACCTCTTGTGTAACCCGCTGATGCGAACCATGGGAATGAAATATTATCAGTCAACGCTAAGTTTCTACAAACCTCACCAGTTGGTGGTAAGTAAATTTGTGTATTATTAACTGTATCACGAACTAATATCCAAGGATAATAAGTTGCGGTATAGTTAGAGTCAATTCCTGTATTATCAAGATTATCAACAGCTTCTTGAGAGTAGATAATATCTTGAGGATTTGTTGAATCAGGAGTGTACATGTTGTAGTCAGGGGTTGTTGCAATATAAACCGAGTCAGCTCTTGAATATTGAACCATGTCAATTGCTTCTTCCACAAGATTAGAGTTATTGATATAATCAATACTTGAAGTTGCGAATATGTTAATGTTTGTAGATTCAGGATTTGCAAATGTTAAGATACCAAGTAAGTAAGCGTAGTAGTCAGTATTTGCAAAATCTTGAGTGTTATTTTGAACAACAATTCTCTTGAATAAACCATCACCTGTAGCTGTTGGGTATCTTGAAGATGCTGATGCACCTGCCAAGTAACCTGAAGCTCCTAATTGGAATCTGTCTTGGTTAGTTCTCCATTCTCTGTAGATATCCCAACCATCAAAACCACCAGCAAAACATACTGTGTATTTTCTTGAGTATATAAAGTAGTAAGGATTTTCTTGAGTTTGAGGGTCATTTCTGAAATCAGCAACACCACATTCAAATGCTGTTTGACCACTTGACATATAAGTGTTAGCAATTGTAACAACCGTAGCACCTGAGTCCATGTGGAAACCTTTACTGATAATATTCCAAGGTTGACCTTCAACTAAAGGATTTGAAATCCAGTTTGAAGGATTCTGTTTTCCTTTATATGTTAAGAAAGATTCGTCAATACCAAATTGAGTTGAAAATCCTAAATAACTTCTTCTAACAATATCTCCCGCAGATTCAACAGGTGCTCCACCCGCATTTGCACCAAATGGTGGGTTAGATATAACCTCTCCAGGATAATAGTATTTTGTTTTAAATTTAGGATATGGTGAAGGGTATGTATCAAAACTTGAATATTCTCTTTGTGTATAACCATAGAAACCACAAGGTAATGCGTCAATAGGTGCCTCATCAGCCATTTCAATCATAATGTATTTTGAAATTAAAGCAAATTCACCGTTAGACGAACCAATTTTCTTAGCAACGAAGTTGTTAGATGCTGGGTCCATATTACAGTTTGTAAATTTCTCAATAACAACTGGATTAGCATCCGTATCAAAGAAATCTCTAACTAAAACATCAAAACTCATGTTGTTAAACGATAGATTCGCAATTGAAACTTTAACTTCAGTATTTGCAGCATCTCCATCAGAAATTGAAATGAGCTTGAATAATTTATAAACTTTATTACCTCTTAATTCTGAAACTAAAAATGGTGTTTCAGGTGATTGGTATCTTTCTAAATTATACGCAATAGATGATGAATTTTCACTTCTAGCATCAGGTAATGCAATTAAATCACATGCCAAACCACGAATATATCCTTGATTATAGGCATAATTTAAAGAACCCTGATAAGCTTCCTCAACATAAATTGGGGTTTCAAATCTTGATTTTCCAAAATTATCCACACCTAATACTTTAGTGATATATTTTGAATCCGACGCTAACATAGACGCTTCAAATGTGAATGTATTGTTATCTTTAGTTACACCTGATAACAAGAACTGTGAATATGGTGAACTTGTGATTTCTGAATATTGTCCTGTACAAATTAATTGAAGGTTGTTTGGTACCCAAGTGTTATTATTATCGTAATCAATACCAACTTCATAAACTGGTCCATGGGAAATACTTGAACTATTGTTTTCATAGTTTGAAATACCTCTTGAACGAAGAGTTGCAATCACCATGTTGTTAAACTCTGTATAAGGAGTACCTGTAAATGTATATGAATTACCTACAACAGTACCTGTGAAAGCTCCACTAGCACCTGAGATTAAATTTGAAACTGAGTAATAGAATGAATACCCTGTGTAGTTGTTAGTTAATGAATCTCCGTTTTGGAAATTAAAGTCAGCATAATACCAAGAATCATTATTACTTGCAGTTAAATCATTTTGTGCGAAATTATTTTCACAATCAAAAGGGTTTATAATTGTTGAATATTGACCAGTTACTGAAAAATATGCTGATTCAGGAATTGCACCATATATTACAGCGGTTGTTGCTGATGTTGATGGTGTGTCCATGACAGCATCCAAATAGGTGTTAAAATCTGTTTGTAATGAAGATGTACTTCCATCTTGCAATTTGTATTGAACTGAAAAGTTCGCAATAACCTCTGCAGGTAACGAACCTGAAATAAAGTTCACAGTGTTTCCTGTTGAGTTCCCTGTGAATGTTGCAGTGAATGATGTTCCACTAGATGGGTCACCAATAGTTGTTGGGTCTACATTTGCAGTAACTGTAAGAGACCATGATGGACCTGCATCGTAACCTGACAAACCTAAAACTCTTGTAACAAACAATTGGTTTGATTGTTGTAAATATGATTTAGCGATATATGCAGATTCATACTTTGGTATTTGAGTGTTATAAAACTTAACGGGTTCAGTTCCCCCGAAATAAGCTTGAAACTCATCATAGTTAGTTATGAATACTGGTTCAAATGCTGGACCTTTGATAGTTTCTCCAACAAGACCTAAAGTCGTTACACCCACACTTTGGGCTACGAAAGATAAGTCGGTTTCAGATGTGTACACCCCTGGTGATACATATACTTTTTGATTTGCTTGTGCTGTTGCCATTATTAAATTGTTCTGTTACAGATTTATTTTATTGATAAATATTCAATAT